TGGGGCAGACATACCTGGGATTTGCGGAGCTTGTTGCATTGCTTTTCCTTCAGCCGTTGCTCCACCAGCTTGAGGTAATGTTTGCAGCATCTGCATAATTTCAGCAGGTTGCAATTCATTTGTTTTAGATTTTTTAGGTCCAATCACTGAAGTCATAGTGCGAATAGCACCTAATACTTTTTGACCTTCAGGAGTTTCACTACCAAGGGCAGGGAGGGCTTGTTCAAGCAGATCCATTGCCATTGCTAAGTTAATCATTGCTGCTTCCCGATTTCCCATTTTGGGTTCTGCGGTACTCATTGGTGAAGCCATTGGAGGGGCAGAAGTATCGGACATCCCCGTTGTGCCTTGTGGGGCAGGTGGAATACCAGCAGGTGTTGCTCCATCCCGTTGAGATTTAATCATTTGCATTAACTGATCTGAGGGTACGCCCATAGCATTTTCCTATTAAGTTTCTCTGTATCGTAATCTTAATCTATTGAATGTCAAGTGGGGAGATTTATTTAGTTTCCTTCTCCCCGTAGGACTTATTCGGTCTGTCCGAAATAATCTTTAGAGGGTTTTAGCCCTCGTAGGATTATTTGCGAGCTTTACGACCTTTGCGTGCTTTGCGTGCCATGAGATTATCTCCTTGAGCATACGGTCACCTATTTATAGGGTAAGGCAGCCACAACCCTTTCCTCGTGAAGGAAGAAACTATTAACGCCTAGATTTACGGCTTTTCTTGTAGCTTTTACGCATGGTATCTCTCCAATTAAGCTATCCCCTAATTGAACGACCTAGATCCCTAGTTTTAGCAGATCTATCAAAACTTTTTATACCTTGTACACGATACTGCAAATTTGGACTTCGCTCACCCTTTTTCAAGGATTCTGTAGTCACCCTTGGCTGATCCGCTTTTGGTTGCACATTTCTTGTTGCCATTAGCCCACCTCTGGTTCTTTCTTGCCTTTAGGAGCAGGAGCTTGCGGTGGTTTATCGCCACCTTCCTTCTCTTTACGCTTTAACTTATCCTTGAGTAATTGTTTCATCGGAGGTTCTAACAAGTCAAGTAAAGATTCTTTATCAATGGCTTGAGCTTTAAACAGATTAAACGCAAGGGTTTTAAGATCTTCAGTAAAGATTGGGCTGTTAGAGTGAGCATCCACTTTTACTACAAAATCCTTAGTAAATTGCTCAGCAATAAACGGCACATCTTCAGTATCCCTAAAATGGGTATTGTCATACGATTGCATGAGCTTGAGATACAGTGTTGCTACTTTTTCTAAGCTATCTTCCACAATCAATGCCCGTTTCTTGGCTCTTGAGCTACCAAGGCGAGCTAATTGGCTTGCATGACCCTGACTTCTTACGCCAGATTCACCACGACCAGACAATACATTGGATATTCCTGATACTTCAGAGAACATTGCATCAATTTCATGGATTACCTCAAATAAATCAGGTGGCATACTTGGTGCAAGGCGTTCTGCCTTAGCATTAGGCATATCAGAAGCCAAAAGACCGCCAGCACGATTTAAAGCAAAATTTTTCTCATCTAAGATACCCGTAAAGCCCGTTAAAGCTGTTGGAGGATTCACTTGCTTAGATAACAAGTCCAAAATCTCTGTCATACGAGTATTTCGGAGTTCTTGTAGCAATAAAAGCTGTTGAACTTCAGATGCACCCCAGAAATAATCATACAAAGGGTTAGGGCAGATCTGTATAAACGGACATTCACCCTTTAAGAATAAGGATGCGCCAGGTCTGTCATACACAATAATATTCGGAGCTGCCATCGTGACCACCTGATAATCCTCGGTGTCATCGTTCCATACCCACAATTCAGTCATCTCAACGGTATCTTCAGCTACTCTAGCCTTGTAACGGTTCATCCCGTACAAGTCCATATTCACATTACCGTAAATGGTAGGGTTGGTTTGGCTCATCACAATACGGTTTACCGCTTCTGGAATGTCCGATTCAGATACTTTAGTACCTGTAGAAAGCCTTGAAACAATAGATTCTCGCTTTGGATGGGAATACAGACGGGCATATAGCTCAGATTTCGTAATGTAGTAGGTTTGAACGATAGCTTCTTGCCTGTCTGTATAAGGCGTATCCTCCCGCAAAACCCCAATAGCGGATGGCTCAATCATGTACGGGTGTATCCCGTTCTTGTAAACCAGCTTAACAAAGGAAGTGTTGTACACCAAAGCCCATGTTAAAGCTGTAGAGAACACTTGATCGGCATTAGAGTTAAGCCACTCATCGTTTAAAGCCTGAGTTAATGACGGTGTTTTCTTATGTTCTGCGGGTGGCACTGATGCACCAAGGGCAATAGAGAACCTAGTTGTTTCTGCTGAATACAAAAAGCTCGTCAATTGATCCAAATGTGGATGGATCTTATTGAAATAAGCTGGCGCTGATTCAGGACCAGCTCCAAACAAATAATAAGCTCGGAGTGTCGTGTAGTCACCCCTTCTTTCTTCCTTGGACACCATGCACTTGTTGATGATGTCTAAGTAAAAATCCTCACGACTTTCTCCGCTAGGTATTTTCATTTTTTAATCTGTAAGTTTTGTGGATCTCTCAGTGTACCCCCAGGAAGCGTAACTGGTCCAGTTTTAATACCCGCTTGGCTTGGAGCAAAATTAGTAGGCTCTGCTTCCTTGCCAAGTGATGGTCCTACTGGTTGAGAGAATCTTCCCGCTAAGATAGATTGCATATTCATTCCTTGCATACCGCCACCCCAGACCGCTGCATCGCCTGGTCTTGCTTCTCTAGGACCTTCTTGTGTCGGCTGTGGCGTTGTTTGTTTAATTCGATCTTTGTCAACACCTTTTTTACGGGTGGCAAACTTTTCGGCTTGCTCGTATTCTTTTTCGGTGAACTTGTTTCTTTTGGTAAGGAAGCCTTCTTGATGCTCGCCTTCCCTCGTGGTTTTGATGTCCGACATACCGAACTCGATGGCAAGTTGCTTAGTGGACTTATCGGTGAACTTGGTTTTCGCACTAACGAGGTTAGGCGCTTGCAAAAATACGACCATAACTTCTTCATTGCATCCTTTCATTGGACATTTAGGTGTCCTAGATTCAAAGTAACCATGCGTTGCACAGTGAAAATCATTAACTACCGCCATTGTTATCTCCCCTTCAATTGTTCGTCAAGCGTTAATTCTGAATAATCATATCTATTGCTAATCCCTACCTTAATCTTAATCTCTCCATTTACCACTTGCAAGCCCGTACTGCGATGTAATGTTGGCTTGGCTTCTTTACGATATTGGACAAATTTAGAAGTATCTCGGTTTTGCATGATGGCTACTTCTCCGTTTAGCCACTCGTTATAGGCTTTTGACACCCTTCTTTGGACATATTCGGTTAAAGGCTCTGTTTCATTTAAAAATACATCCTTTAAATGGGATAAAGATATGCCAGCTAGATCTGCAAACAAAGGCATAGAGATTCCCCGATCTTTGTCTTGCAAAAAGCGCTTCATCACCCGCTTTAGTTCGCCTCTAGGTAGGGTAGCTCTCATGTTCCGTACACCCCAATTTTTTTCAGATAATCACTGACATTTCTTCCGACTGTGAGCTGTTCGGGGGAAAAGTCATCCTGTACCCTAGAAACTTGTCTGGTAATCTTCTGCGCAATAAGCCTGGGCTGCACCTGTTCGGCAAAGGCTGCACAAGCAAGGGCAGTAGCAATTACCCTATCGTCTTTGTTCCTACCTGATGCTTCAATTGATCCGCCATCTCGAATAGTGGTTTTCATTTCTTCAAGGGTGTCCATATCCCACAAGTCCAACATACCTCTTTCAAAGTAATCTTTCATGTAGGTCAACATACGCTCTTTGGTAGCTGCGGTGGTCATCCACCCAATGGAATTACTAATTCCACCAAGAGTGTCGTTTCTGCGCCAAATGTAGTTTTGCATATTTCCGTACACATCCATGAGGTCTTTTCCTAATGCTGTCCCCATTGCAGAGGCTTGGCGCTTGAGGTTTCGAAGCTCATTGATGACGGCTTGCCCTGGACCATTGATCTCAAGGTTTAATGTGGAGTTTTTGTATGCTCCCGCCAAATGGGAGATCACCCAAGCAAACTGATAAGTGTTTAGTTCAGAAGTGGCAAAGGAAGCTACCTGTTCCAACCCATCAGCGTAAACTCGTAATACTTGGATGCAAAATCGGTCAGCCCAGTCAGAAGAACCATAAGCAGGATCAGCTCCGATAACATAGTAAGCAGTATCCACAGGTTCTTCCCAAATTTTGAGCGTGGCAAGGCGCTCTGTAGATTTAAGCACTTCGGTATCTTGGAAGTTAACGCCAAAGCTGTAGCGGTAATAATCGCAATTAACTTTCTTAAGTTTCTTAACAGCATCGGTACACCTCGCATTGGAGAAGAACGATGTTCCCGTCATCACAAAGGCATAGTCCTCAGTAGGCGGAAACTCCTGATACATAAGACTATCATCCTTTATGCCTTCATAAAGTTTCCAACGCCACCACGCTATTTGGCGAGAATTGATCTCTACGCCATACAGTTTCTTAATGTCCCGTACCCACTCCTTTTCCTCACCAGTGAGCTTGCCATCCCAGTACACCTTGTAGGTCTGACCTTGCGGATCTAGGCTGTACATCTCATTGCGCCACCATCCACAGAAAATTGCCCGTTGGGTTTTAGCCCGTTTAGCAGTGGTGTACATATCGTGAAACATATTAAAGCCACGAGCTGTCGATTCAAAGGTGTATAGCCGATCAGGGTTGGTTTCTGCCAAAGAAGCTAGTAGGGAAGCTAGTCCTTCTTCGTCACCCCACGAGCTTGTTTCTGTGCCATGTAAGAAGGTGATACCTTTCCCACGACCCAAAGATCCTTTTGCTCTAAGCCCAGCGACTTGATAAAACAATCGACTTCGATTCTTGAGGGCAAGGGCGTTCCTGTTGTGAGTAAGGATCGGGATTTTGTACTCTTTGGGTAAACCATCCATGTACATTGCAAGGGTGCTTCTAAACATATCTCGATTTTCTTCGGTGTCTGTTGTAAGCGTTCCTTGCAACCCTGGGTGGGTGAAGTGCCAATAAAGGTCAAGTGCGAGGGAGATTGTGGTAATTCCAAGTTGCCTTCCTTTCAGAATGACAAAGAAATGGCATCCATCTGCCAATCCTTTAGCCATCTCGTTCATGACATAGGTCTGAGAACCCATGAGGTTATCGAGCTTGCGTAAGCCTTGCTCTTTTGTTTCAATTTTGAGCTGATTACAAAAATGATAAAAATGCTTGAGGTTAAAGTCGCTCATGTAGTGATCCAAGGCAATTTACCGTCAAACTTCTCCAAAATGCGCTTGTTGCCTTCAATAAAGAACTCAGGCTGTACGCCACAGTTGCCACCCATCCGAAAATGAAAGGTGTGCTTATTTGTAGAGGCAAAATTAGGAACAATACGAATAGCTGCCTGATAAAACTGGCGATCTACCGTAGGATCAGGGCGGTTTAGCAAAATAGCCAATTGTTTTAAGTATTCTGTTTTCATACCCCACATACACCAATCTACAAAGCGATGCCCTGGTGCGTGCCAGCAATCATGTAGCTCTCCGAGGGCTTCGCAGTTGTCATCAAACAAAAAGTTGCCCTCCTTATCGTGAACTGATCTAAGGCTATAAGCCCAATCATAGCCCTCATCAATTTTATCCATGATATTTTTTACATGGTCGGCAGAATACCAATCATCGTCATTACAAAAGAAAGTGACATCCTCAGTAATCAATTGAGGCGCAGCAGCAAGCCAGCGTTGCCCCGCATACCCGTTCCCGCCAATAGGTTTATCCCAATAACAAACATGAGCCTTAGAAAACAAACGCTTTATTGCTTGAAAGGTATGAAGCTCTCCATCACACAATATGTAATGCTCACAAGGGTAAGTTTGAGCTTGAATAGATTTAACGCAATTGGCTAACTCGTCTGGGCGCTTGCCATTGGTTACGGTCACTACGGCACAAGTTTTCAATTGTGTTTATCCAATCTCTTTGTTTCAAAGTTAGGTAAGTCCCAATAAGCCACCTTTAAACGGGCTACATGGTTCTTAGCAAGGTCTATCAGGCTTTCATAGGTCATTGCACTGAACCGTTCTTTCCACTCGGCTGCCAAGGCGATCTTCTGCTTCTTGGTCTTACAAGAAAGTGCCCTCATCATCTCTGTTTTGAACATCAGGCGCTCTGCTTGGAGCTTCTCAGTGTCTAGCATCCCCATCCTCTGGACCATCTAACAATGATTTGAGGTATTTGATTTCTTCTTCCGCAGCCATCAATAGCTCTGAGGACTTGGCATGAACCCGCATCAGCTCGTGGAATAGCTTTTCTTTATCTAAGCCCCACATCTGTTGCATATATTGTTTTTTGGCTAGATCGCCAGCTTTCTCGATGTACTGTTGGACAGACACCGCATCTTTTATTCCGTTCTCCATACTATCCCCCAAAATAAGATAAAACACTCTTGATAGCATTAGTCATATCTGGATCACAAATCTCTAGAGCTTGATTTAATCTAGCAATCACAATTTGATCTAACAGCGTTATTACCTTGTCATCATTGGCAACTTGTAGGTTTATTCCGTTCTCCATACTCTGCACCCTTCCTTTTCTTTTCTGGCTATAAATTTTTTACCTAATTGCTTGCCTGTACGGTAGTTTGCATTACAGACAATTTGAATCTTTCCCGTTGGTATGAAAAAGCTCTCACCGATCTCCATGCTCTTATATGGGTACACATTGCGCTTTTTCTCAGGGGGTATGGGAATATTTTTTTCTACTTCAATAGTCATGCTATTCTCCTTATAACTTCACTCATCATACACTACCATGATACACACCTACAATGAATATCATCTAGGGGATAACCTAGTTCATCTTAATTATCTGCGTAGGGTTTGCAAGGAGAACCCCGACCTGGAGTTCACCCACCACTGTAATCCCATGCACCACAGTCAACTAACTCCGTTGTTAGAGGATGTTCCTATTAGCTTGCAAGGGTTAAGTATTCCGCCTGGCACAGTAAACGCTTGGATTGGTAGGGATAACTACTTTTACAACCATCCCCTACAGCATGATTGGGTTAACTTTCATCTGGAATGGTTCGATCACTTGTCTAACCTTCTTGAATTACCCTCCCCTATGGCTTGCAGAGAGGATCTACTCTTTGAGTACCCCGCCTTAAACGCCCCCATTCCGATTGAATTTGATTACCTCATCATTAACGCCCTCCCGCAATCAGGGCAATTGCCAGACTTTGATGCTCAATTCTTTAAGAATCGGGTACGCAATCTTCTAAATGAGGGGTTTTCTGTCATCACAACGAACCCTACAGGCATGGGTTTATCCACTTTAGAGATGGGTTTGGATGTTACAGGCATCGGAAGCCTATCCAAATACTGCAAACACATAGAAGGTGTAGCTACTGGTCCGATGTGGACAACCTTCAATTTGTTTAATCTGGATAAGGTTTTAAGTCGGAAGTTCTATTGCGCTCATCAAAGCGTGAACTTAACCGACAACACCACTACGCTCAATAAACTGTAATTTTTTTTGGGGTGGACTCGGAAGGGGGTGCACACCTCACCGAACCCATGCCCAATTCAAAGGGCAAACTTTCATTGTGTAATCG